CCTTATGCTAATTTTGTTCTCATACTGAGAAAATGAAACACATGCTTTTGAAGTGAAATATGCTGCTCTTAGCAATATTCTTTCCCTACCTGTTTCTTCGTAGGCTTTTTGAAATGATCTCATTGAGTAAAAACTTTTCAAATAAGGTAATAGATAGTGTTCTGTTATTGGCTTATAGAACTGTAAAACAGGATGTGTTTGCATGAAAGCGATGTTTTCTTCATGAGAAATGTCTAATTTATTCATCATTTTCTTTATTTTTTTATTATCATGTATGTAATGAAATTTTGGAGATTCTAATGTTGTATTATTTTCTATTTCTTCATAATTCTCTAAAGGTTTCATCAAACTTTGTAACATTTTTTTTGATGATAAACTCCCATACAATAAAAGCCTATAATTATTTGAATCACCATTATTACAAAAATATAATAATGGATGCATTTCTGATAATCCAAAATATTCTATAGGTTTGTCATATATGTTATATTTTTCATCATAATTTCTCTGACCAGGCAATAAAGAATACAAATTAGCTAATTGCCAATTATGAATTTTATGAAATATTAATGATTCTGTCATTGTGCAACCTGTTCTTACTAATTCTGATGTTCGAGAAGCGACTGCAGCACTATCACTTTGAAATCCTTCCCCAGTTAAAGCAGATGATATTTCTTTTGTTTTTTTTATAATAGGATAGACCATATGATTATTAAAACTAAATAATGACACAAATTCGCAATAAAATATTGAAACAGTCGTTTTTTTATCTGAATCAGTAATACTACCTAATCTCATCATCTTTGCAATATTCTTTTTTATCCAATAAATCTGATTTGGCCTACAGCTCAAACACCATAAATAATCATCGCTATGTTCTAAGTGTAACATTAATATATTTGGAAATCTAAATTCAATTTGTCGTTTTATCTCAGAATACACTATACTAGCTTTATATGAAGAAAAATAATTAAATAACCCCATTAAAAAATTTTGTTCCAATTTTATTCTATAAACTCTTTTGCCACTATTAAACAAATATTCTGTATTATCTGTTACTATTCCGATTTTATCCATATCAGTTGGTAATTGAAGATTTTTCTTTTTCCAAACTTCTGTTACTGACATAAACAATTGATATAAAAAATCAGGCATTTCTTCTTTTTGAGCATATAATACTGTTTGAAAAGATTGCATAACTTCTGATGCTGACCATTTACTACAATCCCCATTGATATAATAAGTGTTTTGCTTATTATAATGTGAGTGTTGTATAACTCTATCTACATTTTCTTGCATTTTTAATAATTTAAGATCACCAGGAACACTTATACATTCAGAGTGTATTCCTTTGCAAATTAATTTAAAATACTCTTCAAAAAGTTTTACAACAAATTTAGACTCAATATCTAAAACATAAAATTCTCTTTTAGCACC